AGTCTAAATATTTGCGTATTCTTTTTGCAAGGTACTGAGCCTGTGATACATAATCCACTTGCTCATTATTAAATGCAAATAATAGTACTCCACTGCTCATTCCACCAATCCGTCTACAGATCTACTCTTTTCAAGTTTGCTGTAATCTTTGTGATAGTTGTTTAGTGCAACATAATATTTGTCTGTAATATTATTGTAAAAGTCTGATATGTCTTCAATTAAGATCGGAGTATCTGTATCATCAATTAATACAAATGAATCTTGCTCTGTTGATTTTAATGTGTAAACATAGTTAATCAACTCTTTAGTAATTGTAAATTGTCCACCTGCAAAGAAATACATTGACTCTGTAGCAAACTTTTCTTTCAACATTCTTCTTTGGTTATTAAGAGTTGCAGAATAGTTTCCAAATTCTAAGGCTTTTGATAGTTTCTCGTCCATAGTAATATTTACTACGTACTAAGGTATTAAAGAGTATTTGTGGTATTAAATGTTGGGGAAGTTAAAGAAACTCTTGACCCTGTAGGTAGTCTTTCTCCAACCACACTTTGTAATGTACCTGTTACTGATTCATCTTGTGGGTTGAATGCACCATCGTTGTTTGTGTCATCACCTACGTCATCATCTCTAAATTGAATAGTAAACTGTATTGTAGTTGAATTAAGTTCTTTTGCTTTAATATTGTAATCGTTTTCTGCATATACACCTGTACCATCTTTTTGGAATACAAGTTGGTCTGTAGCAGTCATGTCAAAGTTACCAATATTGAAACTTGTTCCTGGACTTGAACCTAATGATGGACAGTTATTTGATTTAAATGTAACTGTTCCCATGTTTGCTAACAATGAGTTCCAATCGTTGTTCTTACCATTTGAAGCCGCTGGATCTAAGTCAGCAGTAAATCTAATTTCACCGCCTGCATTAAAAAAGTGTCTACGTGCATCTGCTGTTGCAAACGTTACTGTAACAATATGGTCACGTACTCCTGCCCATGCATTAGTTGATGAACTGTTTGTTTTGTTTGCAGTGATTGTACTTTGTGAAGTATCAGCAGTATAAATTAATGCTTTGTCAGTTTCAACAGTACTTGCTAAATCTTCGTATTGTAAAATACCTCTTGCAGTACCTGTGTCTGTAGCATCTTCCTCAATAACATCACCTGCACTTACCGTTGCAACTGAATTAGGAACACTACCTACTTGGTGTACTCTTGCATTAATTAAATCTGTGTAAAGTGTGGACATGTGTCCTGAATCAATTACAGTGTCCGCCGCAACCTGTGATGACGCTAAAGTCTGTCCATAACCGAACTGACCCGCACCATTACCCATTATGTTTTCAACTGTTGCTTGTAACGAGTTATATCTTGCCGCTGTAATTATTGCCATTTGTTACTTCCTCTTATACTTTCAAGAACGCTTCAACTAATTTTTCTTCGTGTCTATCATTTGATTCTAAAGCAATACCAACCAAGTCGCCTTCGTCTGCTTTTTGTGCAGTACCGTTAGCACCTACGTATAGTTTGTCACCTTTGTTAACAGGTCCTATAACTCTTACTGGTACTCTACCTTTAAGTGCAATCGCTTGTCCTTCTGCGTCTGCATTCATTAAGTATGCTGGTTTAGTACTAATAACACCAATTGGCATCTCTGTCATTGGGCACCAAGTTGCTTCACTACCTTCATCTGTACCAATTGTCATAATAGTTCCTACTGGATACTGATCGTCTGTAGTATATTTCTCTGCCAAGTCAGCGTATTTTGCCGAACTTGCAACACCTTGGAAGTTGTTAGCAAACAAGTCACCGCTTGAATCTCTAACTGCTACTGTGTCGTTAGTTGCTGAAGTACTTGCTGTTCTGTTATTAGATCCAACAACCATTGCGTTAGCAGAAGTTGCCGTACCGTTAAATGTAGTTGCCCACATGTTGCTAAATTTTAATGCACTTGAACCAATGTCAAAAGTTGTATTAGCACCTGGGAAAATACCCTCTGCTTTAAACTGTACTGGCTCTGTTGATTGTGCTGATGCATTATCAACTTTAAATCTAATTACAGTACCAACATCGTTACTAATAACTGCTTGGTTACCGTTTTCAATTTTAACTGATAAGTCATTTGAATCACCAACTGTAAATCCTGCATCTGCAAATCTTACAACTTCGTTAAATGAACTTTCTTGTCCTGGAATTGATACAACATATTCACTTGCTGAACGTCCGCCTAATTTATCTGCGTTTGTTGCTGTACCCCAGAATCTATGTCCTGTTGAAGTAACACCTTGTTGTGCATTAGTAGTATTCTTTAAAGTCATACCCTGATGAATAACGTCGAACCCTGTTATGGCATTGTTAGGGACAGTTCCGTCGATTGTAAAGTCAGCGGCACTTAATACCACTACTACTTCATCATTGATAGTACCTTTGATTACTGTTCTTTGTACATTTGCAATGTCTGTTACTGAATCAGTTACAAATGATGTAACTGTAGCGCCTTGTGATTGTGGACCAATTAGTACAAAGCCTGCACCAGTGTTCGCATACAACTGATTGTTTGCGTTATCCCACCAAAAGTCACCTTCAGTTAGTCCTGATGGTTGACTTGCACTTACTTCTGCTCCACCAGTTGTTCTAAATTTTGTTCCGTCATAGAACTTTAATTTGCTCGTTCCTGAGTCAAACCAAAGTTGTCCGCTGATTGCTCTGGACGGAGCATTCGCACTTGAGAAATTCTCAAGCAAATGAACGAAGTTTTCGTTCTGAATCTCGCCATAACCAGCGTAATTTTTACCAACAAGTTTAAGATCAGTAGTTTGATTGACTGTACCGTCTTCAACTACTGCAATCTGGCTACCGTCGGTTTTGTTAATAATGTATGCCATAGTATATTACCCCTTCATTGTTAGTATTTATCGTTATACCGTCGAACTTACTCCGCTGGTATAAACCCAGGCACCAGCAGTTACAGTACATGTTAATACGTATCTGTTAACTGTTAGTGAAACCGATCCTGTTACGTCACTAAACTGTACATCTTTTAGTACGGTCTCGTTTTCCTGCCCTGTTTCTGTTACCCTCGATACACTCGCACTATCCGCTGTATATGTACCAACTTCACTGCTTGTATCTAAGTTTATCTCTATTTCTGTTGAACTTACAATCCTATTAATAGCGTATGTACCATTAATTGCTGTAACTCCTAATGCACCCGAAATTGTTACATTACGGCCTGCATCATATCCATGAACTGCATCTAATGTTAAGATAGTTAATGTACCTTTAGTAATAGACGCAACTGTTCTTGTTGCTACTGTAACTGTTTTATCAACTGCTACTGTAGTTTCATCTAACCCTGTATTCAACGCACTTGCTGTCAATGTAGCACTTGCTGATGTTTGGTCAGTTGCATGAATTTTTGCTTGTGTTCCGTTTACTTTTGTACTTGATGGAACAATCTCCTCAAGCAGTGTAACAAGTTTAGCACCAAAAGGCGCTCCGCCTCCTGCACCTGGATTGTAACCCATGCCTGTGATATCAAGTGCCATTGCAACGCCTTCGCCGTCAATAGCAGTATCTACATAATTTTTAGTTGCCGCATCTGATCCTGCAACTGGTTCGCCTAATCCTGAAATCTTATTAGTGTTAAGTATTTCAATTACGCCTGTTGCGGCTTCAAGTTGCAAGTTACCTACGTTTGATGAAACTTTCTGTCCATCAACTTCAACGTTGTCAACACCTAATGCTGTAAGTGTACCAAGTGTTTGCATTTGTGGAGCACTTGTAATTGTTCCTAATGTTGTACCTGATATAACTGTGTTGCCGTTAATCTTATAACCTGCTGTTGAATCAAAGAATACGTTTGATGTAAATGCGTTTGTTGCCAGTTTCCAAATAAATTCTTTATCGTCTGGATTTGCTTTAACAATAATACCTGCGTCATTAACATCTGCATCTGGTAATACTGTACTATCACTTGTAATAGCAAGTTCAATATTTTTATCTTTAATTCTTAAGTTATCAACGTCTGTACTAAAAGTGTTACCACTAACTGTTAAGTCGCCATCAATTTTTACGCTACCGCCAACGTCAAGTGTTGCTGTAGGTGATGCTTTGAAAATACCTAAGTAACTATTTGCTGTGTCAACTTTAATTGCTGACGTTGCACCACTTGCTTTTCTTACTTGGATATCTAAGTTTCTATCTCTAACTTGGTTTGCAATTATTGTTTGATTTGCAACAATACCAATGTTAATATTATCTTCTGGTCCTACTGTAATACCACCGTTGTTAATTGTGCTGATAGTACCATTTGAAGTTGCGTTAGCATCTGTAGGCATAAACTGTGATGCGTTTTTCTTAACGCCTTGTGCGTTAATAATCGTATCTGCCGAAGTTGCTGTTCCGTGAAACTTAAAGTCATCATCAATTACATTAATACCTTTTTCAACTGCTCCAACAATTCCTGTAATAGGATTTGCTGAATTAGGTGTAAATCTAATATTTGAAAGTATTGCTTCTTTTTGTCCACCAACGTTTAAGTTAACAAGTGTTCTGTTTGACTGCGTTGTATCTAAAACTGTTTCAGTTGTAAAACCTGAAGTTCCTTCTGATGATGAAAAGTCAGGACCAACAAGTACTAAATCTGTTCCATCGTAAAAATATAATTTATTGTTTTGATTGTCAATCCAAAGATCACCTGTAACCATTTGTGGTTGTGTAGGACTTACAATTGGACCGCCTGCACTTTTAAATTGTGCGCCATCATATAATTTTAATCTTGCTTCGCCACTGTCATACCATAACTGTCCTGTTAGCGGAGTTGCTGGTGCTTGTGTGTTAGTAAAGTTCTCAAGCATCTTAACGAAGTTTTCGTTAATGCTTTCACCGAATCCTGAATAGTTTCTACCAATTAATGAAATATCAGTTGTTTGTGTGTTTACTTGTCCGTCTACAAGATTTACAAGTAAGTCGCCGTTTGTTTTATTAATCTGATATGCCATTATTTTGCCCCCGCATAAATTAGATAGTTAATTGCCAAGTACGGGTTCATTACATTAAAGTCTTGCCCAACTGCTGTGTTGCTTACCACTCCACCTGAGAATGGAAACTTTTGTCCTGCATCTGTACCTTGCGGTGCGTCTGCCACTGTAGCATCTGCATCTACTGGTGCACCTTGTACATCTCTTGTTGCGTAATATTGTGTTCCACTTGGTCCACGCATATCGTGTTCGTGTTCTGGTAGTTCGTCAACTTGAATTTGTTTCTTCTCAACACCTGCTGTTCCACCAATCGTATCAGCGTTTTCATCTGTAACTCTGTTTGCCGGTCCTGCTGTTGTACCCATGTTATCCATACCAAGTGGGAATCTACCACGTAAGTCTGGTAACGCAAATTTACCTAATGCAGGATTAGCCTTGAATGATGTACCAATAACATCATAAAGTTCTGGCCAATCAACAATAAACACTTCACTACCATCACATAACAACCAACCATTTAATAATGCCACTGTTGCGGCATTACCTGCATATGGTGTAATAAGTCCAACTGGGTTAACTGGTAAAGCACTAAACAAGTTACTTCTTGAAAGTTTCTTAATACCTGTTCCACTACCGTTTTCATCGTTAACTCTGTTAACAAGGAATTCGTCATCAAATCTTGATGTTGGTACTGATTCTTTGTTTGTAATAAATGTACTGTTGATACTAATATCAAATTCTTTAACAAGTGTAGTTTCGCCTGGCGCACTATATTGTCCGTCAAAAATAACTGGCGGTGCTGTAACATCACCTGAAATTTGGAATGTTGTTCTTGAAGCAAGTTTATCTGAACTTCCTGAACGTCCTGTAACTGTACCAGTTACGTTACCTACCAAGTTTGCTTTTACAGTGTTTGCATTAATTTCTGCAAACTTTAATGTTGAACTACCAATGTTAACTGTGTTTGAAGTGTCTGGTAATACTGTATCACCTAATGTAGTTGTACCACCTACTTCTAAACTGTTTCCTATTCTCGCACTCTTTGCAATACCAATACCACCTGTTGTAGTAATTGCACCTGTTCCAGTGTTAACTGCTTCTGCAATACCATTAATAACAAGATTGTTTGATACAATAGCATTACCTGTTACGTCTAATGCTTCTGCTGGCGATAAGTTGTTAATACCAACTTTTTGTGTTGAGTCAATTCTTAATACAGGTTGTAAGTTTCCTGCATTGTTAACTCTTAAATCAATGTTTGCACCTGATGTGTTATTTGAAATAATAGCATTCTGTCCTTCAATACCTATTTGAACAACAGCATCACTACCAATGCTAACACCTGTGTTATTTTTAATTTGTAAACTTGCATTTGAAATACTTGCAACATCACCTCTTAAAAAGTTTGATGCCGCTACTGTAGTTGAACCTACAATTAAGTTTTCTGCTTTCTCTGATACACCGTAATATTTTCCTACGCCTGCACCTGTAATATCTGCTGAACTTAAATTAAATCCTGGATTTACTGTTGAAAAGCCTGCAATGGTTGCCTTTGGAGTAAATGCACTTGTGGCATAAATTGCAACAACCTTACCGCCAATCTCAACTTTCAATGCTGTGTAATTAATATTGTCAGTACCTGTGATAGTTGCTGGTCTTACACCTGCCGCTAATCCATCACTAAATTCTGGACCTACTAAGATCCAACCTGAACCTGTAAACAAATATAACTGTTGGTTATCTGTATCTGTCCATAAGTCACCTGCAACTGAATTTGCTACGTCTGGTGCTGAGTCGCCACGTTTTAATCCGCCGGCTTCAATCCAGTTAGTACCATCATAAATTTTAAGAATGTTAATACCTATGGAAGTATCATACCATAGTTGACCTTCAACTGGTCTTGCTGGTGCTGAACTATTACTAAAGTTTTCTAATAGTTGTAAAAAGTTTTGACCAATTAACGCACCGTAATCTGTTGTAAACCTACCTGGAATCTGTAATGAAGTAGATGTATCAGTAGTGTTATCCTCGATAGCAATACTACCCTTATTAGTAATGTCGGTATAGTTAATAGTATATGCCATCTATTATCCCTCGTTGTAACCAGTTAAACTTTGTACTCTAACAGTATAATCAATTTGAATTAATCTATTCAATGATTTTTGTACAGGGTGGAATACAACGTGAGTTAATAATCTACCTTGTCCTGTTGGACTGTAACTTAATAATCCTAATTCGTCAAACACATACTGGTTTTCAGTATCTGTTGCTGTGTCATTTGCTTCTTGTCCACTTGGCTCACCGTAGTCTAACAAACACTGTACAATAATGTCTGTGTAGTTAGTACCAGTAACGTGCCTTGTTTCAATTTTGTTTCTGTTTGGATCAACGTTGTTTACGCTTTGATCATCAACAATCTTCTTATATGTTTGGTTGTATAAACTTGCGTTTGTACCTGTGCTATTTGGAGTTAGGTATGTAATAATGCCTGTAGGATCAACACTTGTACCACCATTTCCAAACGCCATTTCGTACACAAATCCCTGTCCTGCGTTTGCAAGGGATTCTGCCAAAGCAATACTCATATTCTCATAGTGAATTGCATTGCGTTTATCAATGAAAATTTCGTCCGTTTCGGGGTTAAAGATCTTAATGTGACCTTGCACTAACACTCCGTTTTTGTCTAATATGTTATCTGTCATTTATGTTTCCTACATTTGTATTTATTTAGGTAAGTCAACCTCTTCAGCTCTTAAGAACTGTGCTATTGCATTTTTTGTCTTTCCTAATGTTTTTCCTTTATCATTCCAAGTTTTTCCAACTTTTCTGATTACTGTTACCCTAACACCGTCCGCTGGTGCTGTATTTAATGTTAATGTGTTACCAGAAACACTAAATTCTGCTTGTGCTGTAATATCACCTTCTGGACTATCTTGACCAACTGTTGGGTCAAACATAGCAATACTACGTTTTCTCAGACGTTTTCCGCCTGCAAATACTTCAAACTCATCAACACCCTTGCTTGGTGTCCAATCTAACAAGTAATCTGTTGTACTTCCATCACCAATATATGTGTTTACCAGTGTCTGATCCTGATATGGAACAGTTTGTTGGAAGCCTTGATCGAAGATCTCAGCACCTGTTTCGTGTAAATCTTTAACACCAGTACCAAAAGTACCTCTACGTAACTGTGTTAAACTGTTTCCGTCCTTAACCATATACTCAATACGTTCACCGTTAAGGAAAATAACACCTGGAGTATTGGTAGTTTTATCTGGAATAAACATACTATCTGGGTTATCTACTTTAATTTCTTTATCAAACGGCTTAAGATCTTGTATTAGTCTATATTTATTGTTATCTCCAAGACGTTTATATACTGTTCTATTGAGCATATCTTTGAATACTCTCCAACCAAACTTGCTAACTGTTGGTCCTGTTTCAGCAAACTGTATAATCTCAACAACATCATTTGCATTTAATGGGTTAGCCATTCTTACAAATAACTGATCATCTGTAACTTTGTAATCAACACTTGGTGTTTGTAACTTGCCGTTTACAACAATCCATACATATTCAGCATCAACTGTTTGTCTTTCAAGTCTAATTAATCCTGCAAGTAAGTGATTGTACTCAATGTCTGCCGCACTTTCAAAGTCAATAGTAGTTCTTGTAACAATATCAAAGTTCTTACGATCAATCTGTTGTACGTCATGTTTACTAAAGTGTGTAACTTTAATCTTAGTATCTATTGCTGGAACAGTATCTAATGTTATAACGTTACCGCTAACAGTATATTCACCATCTGTTGTTACAAATATATCAAGTTTAGCACCTGGGATTGCAACGTTCTCAAATATTTCAATACTTGAGTTTGCTGGACGGAAAATAAAGTCCGAAGTATATGTTAATTGATTACCATTTAGTAATACAATAATATCATCAGCACCTAATGTACCTCCTGGTTGTTGCCAGTTACGTAATTGATATTCTACTCTATTGTCAATTATAAATGATTCATTGTAACCTGCGTTTAGAATGTTGTCACCAACCCTAACAATTATATTATGACTTGCAGGTAAACTACTGAATGGTGTTACACTTAATTCGTATGATGCACTACTTCCATCTGCAACCAAGTTGTCTGTTTTAATTTCACTAAATGTTTGAGCCTCACTTGCATATATTCCAAAGTTAATTACTGCTCCAGCCGCCGGTGCCGCACCAAATGTAATTACTGCTTTGTTGGCAGTATCGTATGAACTGTCTGTAGTTTCTAATACGTAAGAAGGTTTCTCTCCGTTAACAGTTACAATACTATTAATGTCTTCTCTCCAGTCAACATTTGTAACAAACTGTATTGTTGATCCGTCACCTGTAAATGTATCTAAGTCAAGAATCTTATCACCGTTACCACTCATTGTAATAATGTTTACTCTTGCGTTCAATGCCGGTGCAGTCATTGTAATAGTTTTGTTTTTGTAATCAACTGTGTATGCAGATTGTAATTGAATGATATTATTAATCTTAACAATTAATGCATCTTTGCTTTGCGGTTGACCGTTGTACTTGAATACTGTTTTTCCACCATCACCAATGTATGATGTGCTTTCTATAATACTTGCACCACTTCCTACTCTATCATAAATTTTCATATCAAGAGTATCAAGTACTTGTCCTGGAACTTGTTCTTCCGGACCTTTACTTGTTAATTGTGTTACAAATCCGTCACCGTCAATATTAATATCTTCTGGATTAATACCTGTTGCACTTGAGTATGCCAAGTCGCCGCCTGTAACTAATGTGTCATATGCTCTTGGATCAGGAACAAAAGAACCGTCACTTGTATTTTTTCTAAATATTAAGACATCGCCATTGCTTGGACTATTAGCACCATTAATATCTAATCCATCATTATCAAGGAATATAGTTGTTGTTGTACCGTCACCAGTAAGTGTAGTACATCTTGCATTTGGATTAGTTGGACTACCTGGGAAGTTTGGATCATCAATTCTTGTGCCATTCAAGTAAACATTATATTCAACACCATTTTCTAATGGCTTAGAAAGTGTTACACTAATTGTACTTCCGTCTAAACGTATTACTTCATCTTCGTATGTATTATCATATGAATCATATGCACCTGTAAACCAACCTTCTGCACTCCAACCTGAACCACCGCCAAAGTCAAAACTCTTAACTTGAACTCCACCGTAGTCAATACCGTCTAATAATTGTCCAAGGTCATTTGCTAACATTCCTGTAGTTGGATTGTAGAATAAGTTAATTCTATCCTGTGCAGTTAACATTGAAATATCTTTTCTATACGAAACTGATATTGCACTGTTATTTGCAGGAGGATTTGTAAATGTAACTTGTCCTATTTTACGTCCATGTGTTCTACCTACACTGTCGTCAATGTTTGAAACTGTGTATCCGCTTTGTAATACTTCTGATCCAGCAACTGTAATTGTTACTTGGTCGCTCTTAATATCCATTGGCCATTTTAACTTAAAGTTATATTTGCCGCCTGTACCTACAAACGTTTCTGTTTCAGCAAGTGTTGTAATAAAGAACGTTCCCGTTACTCTATCAAACTTAACATTCATGTGTGTAGTTCTTAAATTTGTATTACCTATGATTGCACTTGCTCTACCAGTCTTGCCGCCATCTGCTACTGCGCCGTTAAGCACTACTGTTGGTGCAGACACATAACCTGTTCCTGGATTGTCTATTTTAATCTCTGTAATTTTTCCACCGCCAACATACGCTGTTGCCTTGGCTCCTGTTCCGCCACCGCCTACAAATTCTACTCCTGGTGCATTTTCATAACCACTACCTGCATCAAAAACATCAACCTGTTTAATTTGGAAACTTGCATTGTCTACCCAATGTTTGCTTGGATAACTTGTAATGTTAGATGATGTTACTATTTCATCATTAACAACTCTAACTGTTTGTGGTACAATTCTTCCTGCTGTGTCGCTGTAGAATGGTGGTAAGTCAAAGTCAGTAACCATGTTTTCTGATTTCTCATCACCTTCGTATGTACTTAGGTATTCTCTAATTTTAGATTTGTATGGTTTGACTTCTTTTACATACTCCTCATAACTTTCTAAGAAGTCATTATTAAATGTAATGTCTTTTCTTAGTTTACCAAGATTATGTTTTGCTTTGATGAATGAAGTTTTAAACATCCAGTCTACAAATTTTTGTTCTGATAAAATATAACGCATTTGTGCAAAGAATAATTTGTTATATTCAATAGCAAGTTCGTCAACAAATATTTTATCTCTTAATGCTGTTAAGATAATACGCATTTCATCAATTGGTTGTATATCAAATGCACTGTCATCATAACCATATGAGTCATAACCAATTAAGTCTTCACTGTAATCATACAATGATTTTGATAATTGTATTGTTGCATTTTGTCTACCAATAGTTCTGTAATTTATTGTATAGTCTACATCTGCTTGATCGTCAATTTTTTGTAATAATAACCAACCGCCTGATCCTACATTGTTAATTTTAACAATACTGTTGAATGAATCCTCTAATGATTCTAACTCATACGTTTCATTAATTACAAAGTCTGCTTTTGTTAGTTCATTGTAACCTGTTGCATACCAATCAACATATGACCAATAAGGTTTTACGTCATATCTTTGACTCTTAATTCTATTCCAAGTTTGTTCGCCACCTACATATTCGTATAATGACCACTTGTTGGCGTAACTTGCATCTATTGTTGTAAGAACTGTAAACGGTCTAACTCTGATTGTATCTGTTTGTGCATAGTTACTACCACTCTTAACAACTGTTGCTGTTTGTATCTGTCCTACATTGTTCATTGTAAGTTCAATAACAGCACCTTCACCTGTGTTTGTTGTGATTTGTGTTGTTGGTACTGTTTTATAACCGTAACCCTGTTCAATAACATCTGCTCTTAGGATTTTACCGTCTTGAATAGTTAAATTAATAGTTGCTTGTTTTAATCTACCTACTGGTACAAAACTTAATTCGCTATCACTATCAATCTCTGTGTCAAATCTTCTTGATGCTAAAGTTGGAATAGCATCATTGCTTTGGAAATCACTTAGATCAAAGTCATCAATTAAGATATTTTCCTTAAGAACACTGTTTGTTCTTTCAACAAGTTGTTTTAATGCTTCAATTCTGTTTACAAAGATAGATTGTCTTGGATCATTTAAAATACCATACCTATCTCTTTCAGTTAATTGTCTATCTGGAACAGGTCTACCTTGGTTATCAAAGCCAATTAAACTGTCAAACCATTTTAATTCTAAATCTGTTTTAGGAAGACTTGTTGCTAACCCGTCTGTAATAATTTTGTATTGATTATGTACATTTTTATCAGTTTCATTAATATTCCAATACGCAAACTTAAGAACTGTATCATCTCCTGTGATAGAACTTTGTAAGTTATGTAAAGTCCACTCATTCTTATCAAGCATAGTTGCAAATTTTAGTCCTGCACCTGATGGATCTCTAATTAATTCTTGTACGTCTGCGGCACTTAAGGTTCTGCCTGGTGCATCTGGAGTAGTTTTCTTATTTCTTACCCAGTAGTAGTAGAAAGTTGTAAACTTCTGTGCTTCTTCATCATATACACGTCTTGTACTGTATGCATTGTCACCGTATTTAGATTTACCACTAATACCTTGTGCTAAAGCAGTTTCTGTATCTGCTTCTTCGTCCCACTCACTTGGAAGTAATGTGCTTTCAACCCATTCATAAACTTCAACTTCTGTTCCTGGGAACACTTCGTTCATTGTGTTACTTGTAGTAAAGATGTTTCCTGTATTGCTGTATGGATTTAAAAATCTTACAGCGTCAATATCCCACCATAACTTACCAACATTGTCAGTTGTGTTAAACATTGTTTCATCTTTTACAACTGTTGTATCAGTTGCTATATTATATGTACACGGATCATAAGTTGTTTTGAATGATAGTTCAGTTTCAGCCGTTCCTGCAATTTTTCCTTGTGCAGGATCAATGTAGTCAATATATTCTGTAACTTGATTTGTATTTTTATTGTATAAACTAATACCTTTGAATCTACTTAGGTCAACTAATGGTCTTGCAGATCTAATTTTTTCCCATAATTTAGTATTAGGAGTTGATCTATAATCTAATAAAGTTCCTCTACTGTTGTTATCATCTCTCTTGTAAGAAGGTATACCAACATAAATGTGGTTACCATTAATAAACATTGTCTTACCAAAGTATAATGCTTTGCTATCTGCAAATTCTAACTTGTCTGCATACACATATCTGTTACCTAACAGTTCGTAAACAAAAACTTCACCAGTATCAATTAATGATGTATTGAATAATGTAGTTCCATTATCAAATGCTGTTATGCCTCCATCAAATTCTGTAATACTTGTAAGGTCACCACCTGCTGAATGTACTGCAAGTCTATCAGTTCCGTACTTAACAACAGTACCAAACTTCTCATTTGCAATTCCTTTAGGTCCAGTTAGGTGTTGTACCATTTCGAATGTGCCGTTAATGCTTTCGTAAATGAATACTGTACCTTGATTTACATATTGATTGCTATATTTAGGAGCACCTACTGCAACAAATCTACCATCATTGGAAACTGTTACAGAACTTCCAAAGCCAATGTCTGCCGCATAAGCATCAATTACTTGACTAAACAGGAAGTGTCCTAATACTTTTCTGTAAATTGCTAACTTCGGTGTATTAATGGAACTATCTATAGCATCACCATACTTAACAATAGTTGCTAATACTTCTCCATCACTGCTAATTCCGTATTCTGTACCAAACTCATATAAGTTGTTGTTTTGAATTGCACTATCATCACCAATAATAAATCCTGTATCGTTTGGCAAGTAACCATTTAGATCAAGACCTTCTGTAACTACTGTCCAATTTGATTCGTTCCATGCACTTGCAATAATATTTGTTTGTGCTTGATAAATTAATCCAAGGTATTTTACATATTCGCCTTGTCTGTATGTTACAGTTTCACTAAAGTCGCCTTTGTAATCTACATCTTGTCCTAAAATCCAACCGTTAATTCTGTCATATTTTATAACATTGATTCTGCCTGGTTGATTAAACGTTCCGTTACCTTTGCTTAACAAGTATGCAGTATAAGTTCCGTCATTGTGTGTAACCATTTCAACTTTTGCACCTAAGTGTCTACTGCTTTGTGCATCAGGCATAATATAAATGTTATGCAAGTTGTAGAAGTTACTTGTATTTCTTTCGAAAATTGCGTATGCACCTTGTCTTGTAAATGCACTTGCAACACCGGCATTGTTTGCAGTAATATTGTAAACTCTTTGCCAATCATTATTAGTATTACTTGGTGGATTTGCATCTCTTGCGATACCTGACTGTTCTACACTGTCATAAATCCAGTATTCAAATCCTTGTAATGTTCTTGTTGAACCTACTGTTAAGTTTGTTCCTCTATCTACAACAATAATCGGGCCTGCTGTATCTGATTCTAAATGTCTTGTGTTAATTGTACCAACAAGTCTTACAACGCCTGCGCCTTGTGAACCACCGTTAATACTTAAACTTGAAATGTCGCTGTTCTGTGAACCAAACTTCCAAGTACCATTAACATTTTTAACCCATAGTCTTAAAGTATTAAACAGTTTTTCTACTCCTGCAACTTCTGCCGTTGCAAGTGTGTCGTTATCTTGTACTGTATCTCCAACAACAGGAATAAAAGGTTGACCATAATTAGGATTGTAGTCTGGATCACTTGGTGTTGGTGAACCTCTATCATCAAATGCTGTAAGATTTACTTCAATCCAACCGTTCCAAATATCATTAATAGTATGTTCTGTTCTGTTTAGATAGTCGTGTGTTAGTTCAGGACTTATTACACCTGGATCTTGAATTAAATTATCAGCAGTTGCATATTCACTAAAGTAAAAATTAAATGTATTTCCTACTACAAGATTACTTGTTAAAGTTGCTGGTGCTCTAAATACCCATTTGTCTGAAAGTACGTTACCACTATCACCTAAGAATGATAAAGTTTCAATGTAACTTGTTATTGTAGGATTCTGGTCTGTTAAATTATCCTGGATTCTTAGTGCATTTTCATAATATTTTATACTACGTGATACGCCTGTTTTAATAATGTCTTGAATAACAAGATATGGTTTAGTTTCAATAGTAACTGTTGAAGTGAAACTTGCATTTGGTCCAGCAATTTGCCACCAACCACCTAAGTAATTCTCATCTTGTTGTACTGCTCTTTCAAATACACCAATCTCAATGTCACCAACAAATAATGTACCTGTTGTTTCAAACAATCCATTAGCATCTTTAACATAAATTAAACTTCTGTTATCACCTGTAGTATGTACATAAGTAACTTCTGCCACTGCTGTTGCACTACTAATTGTTTCTCCTACACTTGGAATTGCTTTTGTATTATCAATTAAAAGTATATCATCAATTTTTTGTACAATAGCATGTTCACCGTCGAAGTATGCCTTAGTCATTAACGGGTCATTATTGAAAGGTGCTATACCACTTGGATATCTTGTGTTAATGTCATTCCATAATAACTGTAACTTGTCGCCTACTTCTGTTCCGGAGTACTGTGTTTTAGGTGCTCTGATCAATACATGGTCTGTAAGTTCTTCAGGGAAACTAAAATTACCTCTTAATATAAATTGTAAGTTACTATATGCATTATTTTCTCTTGTACTAACAAGTGCCTGTACATGAGAGTCAAATGTTTGATATTCTAAATCTGGATCTTGTGGCTCAACTGTAGTTTTTGCTTTCCAGTATTGATTAGTGTATTTTACAATATCTTCTTGTGTGTAAGTTGAAGCACTATTAAAGTCTCCTTTATAAAAAGACTTAACATTCGAAGCATACGGTATACCAACAATTAACCATTTGCCATCTGTTGATATATTTGTGCTTTGACCAAAACTATTTTCGCCACTACTCATATACCCATCTGGCATATCAAGTATTTGTGATTGTACAGCCTTAAGGTTTTCTGATGCTCTAAAGTAAATGTCTACTCTACCGTTTTCAGTTTCACCTGGTACACCAACTGGAATAATGCTGTTAGTTGCATTTGCACTAATACTTGTTCCAAAGTTATTAGTATCAGTTCCTAATATACCTTCAATGCTGTTACTAAAGGTTTGCTGTTTTAAATCATATTTGTTTCTGTTTTCTACAACTGCCCATCTATTGTTTTCATCATGATCAACCCATACTCTTTCGTTGTTGCTAACATTGTCTCTTGTAATTTTTGTATTAACACCATTAAGGTCGTCAACCCTTACACTAATTAATTGTGTAATGAATGCTGAAATCTCTGGTAAGTCTTTTTGTTCTCCAGACGTTGTAGCATAGATTGTATTAAGACTTGTTCTTTGTACTTTATAAAACCTGTCAGTATCACCTGTACCAAGTATACTAATAATATCATCTTTAACAAACGCAGGTGCTTTACCTGTTGTAATCTCTATCATGCCCGAACTATCCGAGTTTACAATAGCACTTACTTTGAATGGTGTTTCTGTTTGACGTAAAACGTCCCATGTTTGCGACTTTTTAGCGACCCAAATATATTTTCCTACATCAATTGTATTAGGATCAAGTGCAAGTATATCATCATAATTTGTAACTTTGAAATCAATGTCTGCTTCTGCAACATATCCTGCTGTCTTAATATATGACTCATCTTCCGGAATATATTTTGTTGGGAAAGGAGCATGATTATAATCTGCTGGTTTGCTGTAAGCATCTGATGGTACATACCTGTAAACAAGATCTGTTGCTAACGGATCAATGTTTTGTACCAATTGGAATGGTTGCGGACTTAATCTAAATTTACCTTCGTCAAGTTTATACTCAATTTCTTCAAAGCCTCCATTGGCTCCATACTGTCCAACCTTAAATGCCCATTCCTCAAAAAACTCTAAACTTGAATTTTCTGTATTAGATAATGCATCAAATAATTTCTTTAATGAATTAGTTGTACCTTTATCTTGAATATATCCTTGATAAAATTTATACTGTGAAACATCATCATTAATAATATTTTCAATATACTTACGTTTCTGATAACCTGTTAAGTGTTGTGCCATACGTTGCTGTTCACTGTCAAAGTTATCTGTGTCTAAATCATAAAAGTCTGCAAACTGATTTGCTTTGTAATCTAAGTTTGGTACAAGTTCTGATTTAGGTTTTGCAGGTAGTTTATACCAATCGTCTTCAAAGAAGTTTGTGCTACCTTGAATTTTATATTTTGCACTATAATAAAAAGTTTTATATTGTACAACATCAGCAATATCATAATCTTTATTTTCTTGCCAATCTTTTACTGTAACACCATCGTAAGTAAATCCTGGAATATGTAAACCACCGTTCCAGTCTGTAGTTCTGTAACCTAATATTTTAATTCTTGCTTGTCTATATCCTGGTGCCGGATTGTAAATTGTATCATTGAATACTGTTTTGTTATCAAGTAAACAAACATGCTCTTTTTGTACAAGCGGTAATTTTAAAAAGTATATTCCGTCAGCAGTATTTTTAAGTTGTAAGCCAAAACTGTTTTGACTACTACGCAACGTATTTGTAAATTCTTCTTTAAGTTTTTGACCGTCTGCTTTTAATAATGTGTAATCATAAAAGTTATCAAAGATATTGTCAACTACTGCATATTCTCTTCTAAAGTTTAAATTAATAGCACTTGGAGAAAGTGTTAATAATGCACCTTCACTCCAGTTTTGTGTAGTCCAGAATAAAAACTCTCTTGCACTTAATTCCCAGTTCTCAATAGTTTCAAGTTCTCTGTTAAATGCACTAAAGTCAAATCCTTGTTTAATTAAGTATTGCTCATAGCCTAACAAAAAGTCAATAACTTCTTGTGTAGTTCTTAACATTGTACCGTAGTTTAGTTTAGAAGTAGTTGATTCAAACTCTCTTCTAAGGATACCTTCTCTACCACCTTCAATTGGTAACTCTGCAAGTTTAATAAAGTTGTCATCTGTGATAGTTGCAAATATTCCTGTAGTCTTTACACGATAAAAACTTGTGCCAGTACGTATAATTTGTCCTTCAACATAACGTTCACCTGGTGTCCACTCTAAGAAGTTTTCACTAACACCACCTACATTAACAACTGGGTCAGCGGCACGTTCAATATGTTGGAAATAATCAAAGTAAGGTTTGCTTTTGTCATAACCTTTAACAACAAATCCTGCTGGACGTTTTTCAACAATTACACCACTGTAAGAAACTGTGTCAATTGGTGAACTTGTGTTTAAGAATATTTTATAGTTTTCATCTGGAATAAAAACATTACCCTTGTTATTAGGTGTTCTTGAATCAAGTAATAATCTAAACTTATCTTTTGTAGTAAATCCGCCAACCTTAAATCCAAGTTGTACTTCAAGACCTTTAACACTTTCACTATATGCTTTGTTTAGTTTTGTTACGTCTGCATTAATATAATTGAAAATATAGTTAACAAGACCTGCTGTAGTTATACGTGTAGTGTCTTCTACTGTATTAGGGAATACAATATTCTTTGGTTCTAAACGTTTGTTGTTTTCTGAATAAACAATTCCACCTGCTGGATTACGTATAATTCTTGCTCTATCAAATCCTACACCCATTACCTTAGCAGGTTGATGAATTAGATATGCAAGTAATAATGCAAAAGGCCATTCCGAACTTCTACGCCATGCTGTTTCAACTGGTGACTCATCACCAAACACAAATGAGTTATCTGTTTCAGGTACAATAAGTCCTTGTGCATATCCGCT